GCTATTAGCGATAGCTACAGCAAGTTCTTTAGCTTCTTCTTCAATTAGACGCAAATACAAATTGAATTGCTCTGCATTAAATTCGCCTACAGTTTGATCGCAGGCTTTCATAAATTTTGATTGATCCCTAAACGGATTCATACTATTTTTCCTTTTTTCTATTTGCTTGTGCTAATCTACGTGCTTCTGACCAGGGTTTTAATGTATAAGTAGATCATACAAGTACTTATCACCGAAATGCGTTAGTCATATTGTTTCCTTTAATTTTGTAGTTTTTTCAATCACGTCATCGTCAGTACAACTAACCGGACGGCCGTGATCATCTAAAAACGTAGTACCCCATATTTTATTACCTTGTTGGAATTCAACATACACTTGTCCGTAAGCGCAAAACCTGCGGGTGTGGGTATCGTCTCCCAACGTAAAAGTATCTTGAAATGGCCACAGAACAAACACTACTACTAGTGCTGCTAAGAACCAAAATACCTGTCTAAACTTTGTCCAGTTAAATTTTTTCACCAGCTACAAATCCTCTAAATCCTTTGAAGCGAGGGAATCGTAAACTATAGGATCCGTCTTGATTTTGTGTTACAGCATCGGCACGAACTTCAACTATCTGTCCGTCAACTCTGCAACTCCAAAAATCATCACGTTGTTCATCGGTAAATCCACTACCAACATTAACCCGAATCAACTTACCATCGTCTATACCTTCGCATACCAACGCACCCATCTTGCCTACATTCTTACCCGTGCCTTCTTCAGTATCGATTACTGTGAGACTAACTTCAATAAATGGTTTCAATTTTAACCAAGCAACACTACGCTTACATTCGTACGAAGCATCTGGATCTTTAATCATAATACCTTCGTAACCACCAGCAATGGCCTGTGCGTTGATTTCTTTGAAACGCTTTTGGCCTTCTTCGGTATCCAAATCAACCAACTCGTTTTCTAAAGCTGTCACATTGGGCAATAGATCTTTATTTGTTGCTACCCAAAATTTAACCATCTCACTACGAGTTTCTTGATCCTTATTATAGATACCTTTTTCAAAATCTTCCAAAGGCAACACATCGAACAAATTAAGTACAGCATCTTCACTTTGAACATCGCTCTTGCGATGCACTTGTTTCATCAAATCTTGGAAACTGCTAGACATAATCTCACCGTCTAGAACTACGTCCATACTCTTGCTAGAACCTTTTTGTTTAATTACAGAGCTAATTTGTTCTACAATATGTGGAAAATTGTTAAGCTCTTTGCCGTTACGACTAAACATATCAACACGACCGTCGGCACGGACAACTGTAATAACTCGTACTCCGTCAAGTTTGACTTCGATAAGTTTCTTTCCAGATACCTTAGTCTCGTGATTAGCGGAATCGTGAGCAAGCTGGCACCCAAAAACAGGAATAGCATAGTCAGCATATTTCTTCTCTACTACTTTGTTGATTGTTTTTTCGCTTACACCACAGCGTAAGTCTTTAATTAAAATTCTACGATACCATCCATTCCACTCTGCCTTAGTGGCACTTTTCATCATCGTTTGAATCATATCACGTGCTGTATTACCGGTGACATTACGAGTGACAAAGCCAGTAAGAGCGAGAGTAAAACTATCCCAAGGTAAGCCAGGGCCGTCTTCATCATTCTTCTCCGGTATTTGTTTAAGTCCAAAAGTGATCATTGGGTCTAGCGCAAGGCGACAACCTTCGAAGAATTCATCACACCCTTCCTGGGCAATCTGTTCGATAATAGCTTCTTTGTTAAGACGACTTGGATGACTTTCCAAACTCCAGATATGACTAGCGCAAACACTCATATTGACTCCAATGATTAACTGTACAAGTGTATATTATACAGAGTAATTATCAGTATGTCAAGTGGTTTGTGGTCTTAAATGGCTTGCCTTCATAGGCATTTTCCAATTGGCGCATAATCAAATTTTTCATTCTGCGTATAATCGGATGATTGTGATCCCAATTGAATGTTTTTAAATAATCACCCCAAGTGGAACTCTTGTGTCTGCGACACTGGTTTGAATCTAAGTAATGAAGAATTTCTGTTGGAGCATACCCAAAACGATCAATCAATTCACAGGCTGTATTAAAAGCGTGAGCACCCATTTCGTCCGTGTCGCCATAGTATTCTTGTTGTTTGCGCTCTTTGGTTAACTCTGCTGTGCTTTGATAGCCAGGAATTGATTTAAAGTTCCTAGCACGGAATTGTCGCATATGGACTATTTCGTGTAGCACAACATCTGCAAACCGAACAGCCATACGTTTAAAACGATGGTGCGTTAGTTTTAATTTAGAGTCCGTAGGATTATAGTTAAAATTAACTTCAATTGCGGGCTTGCCAACTTTGTCCAAAAGGCTGTAGTAAACACCGCCCATAAACACAAACCCTTTGGTAGTGGGTGCGTGTATACATTTTTTTAACTTGACGGGCAAGTGTGCTTTGATATGTTTATTGATCCGTTTTTGTATTTGGTTAGGAGATAGCTCTTTTCCTACGATTTCACCGTTAAGTGAATAGAATAAAGAATACAAGGTACTTCTATCAAGTTTTGACCAATCAAACGGTATTTGGGCCATAGTACACTCCTAGACATAGCTATTTATAGTGTACTATGGTATTCAGTTATATACGTACTTTATGGGCGTTTTGTAACGATTTCGTCAACTAGATAAATATATTAAATGGAGGTTTGTATGACATCAATTAAAGTATGTCCTTATGTTTATCAATGTACGCATTTAAAAACTGGTAAATTTTATATTGGATATAGAGAAGTAAACACTATGCCTTCCTACATTGATTTGCCAAGTTATAAAACTTCGTCTAAAGAAGTAAAAGAAAAGTTTAACGAATTTGAATGGAAAATTATCGCTGAATTTTTATCAGGAAACGATGCTTATGATTTTGAACAAAATTTAATAGCAGAAAATTGGAATAATCCGTTACTCTTAAACAAACAATATCGACTTACAACAGGAGAAAAACGGTTTAAGGCTAGGAAAGGCGTGTCTAAAACTGAACAACATAAAATTAAGTTAAGTTTATCTAAAAAAGGCAAGCCAGGAAGAGTTCAAACTGTTGAAGAAAAAGAAAAAAGATCTATTAATCAGTTGGCTAGCGGAGGCTATGGACCATCTAAACATAGTGAAGAAACTAGGCTTAAAATGTCTTTAGCTCATACTGGTAAGTTAAAACCTTGGAACAGCGTACCAAAATCTGAAGAATTTAAGAAAGCTCAATCTTTAAGACAAACTGGAAAGATTCGTGGTCCTAATAAAAAAGTGTTGGAAAGAATTGTATGCCCTCACTGTAATAAAACAGTAGCAAGCAACAACTTTCCCCAACACCACGGTGATAACTGTAAGAAGAAAAATTAAATTCTTCGGGTAACTATTTCGTCAACCAAGCCAAAATCTAATGCTTCTTCTGCACTCATAAAGTTGTCCCGTTCCATAGCGTTATAAAACTCTTCAAAAGTCTTGCCCTTGCTATTATGGTTAACGTAGATCTGGGTAAGATTTTGTTTCATCTTCAAAATCTCTTTTACTTGGATTTCCATATCTGTAGCCTGTCCACCAGCGCCGCCACTAGGTTGGTGAATCATATGGCGAGCATTTGGAAGCATTTTCCGTTTGCCAGGAGCCCCAGCGGTAGCAAGCAAAGAACCCATAGAACAAGCCTGCCCCATAACCACTGTGCAGACATCAGGCTTGATAAATTGCATTGTGTCGTAGATAGCCATTCCGGCAGTAACTACACCCCCGGGACTATTGATGAAAAAAGTAATGTCTTCATTGCCTTGACTTTCTAAGAATAGTAACTGTGCTACTAGCAAACTAGATGAATGCTCATTTACATCCGTATCTAACATAACAATACGGTCCTTGAGCAAGCGACTGTAAATGTCATAACTACGTTCTCCTCGAGCTTCTTGCTCGATTACCATTGGTACTAAATTAGGCATCTGTTTCTCCAAAAATATAAGCGGCCATTTTACGCTGTGTTGTGTCTTCGTCTTTCATAGCACAATTAAAACAAATGTTTTCATCGTTTGGACCATAAGGCCTGCACTCATCTACTTCTCCGCACATTTCGCAAACTTCAGGTTCTTGATGTGCTATGATTCCTCTACTACTCATTCTTCTTCCTCGATACCTTCATATTGAGCAAGTTGTTTTTGGAAAGTCTGCAACTGCTCAATCAAATTAGTTATACCGCCGTGATTCATAGAGATAGCACTATAGCCCATTTTCAACTCTAGCCTGTTATCACTGTTCATTCCTAATGTGTAATAGGTAACTGGAGGCTTTTTAGGTTCTGGAGGAGTATTGCCGCCATCGCCTCCGCCGTGTGCTGGCTCTTTAGGAAATGGCACAACATTATCAGGAAGTTTGTTTTTCTTTTTAAACACGTCAAACATATGATTTTTTCTCATATTAAGCCAGCGAGCCAGCGGATTACATATTAAGGGTAAAGCTACCATAACAAGCCATACCAACTCTA